CCCACCGCAAGAACCTCGATCCGTGATCTGTCCGACATGATGAAGACCGTCGTTATGAGCGTCCATAACGACCGTCCCTAACCCCCAAAACGCCAGCATGGCAGGCGGCCCACGCCGGATGGGTACGTCAGGAAATCCTATTAGAGGGGTTGTAGCGCATCACCGCGCAGCCTATAGAGGCCCAATGGTAACGCGGGGTGGAGCAGCCCGGTAGCTCGTCAGGCTCATAACCTGAAGGTCGTAGGTTCAAATCCTACCCCCGCAACCAAATTTTATATCAAAATATCAATGTCTTAGGCCGATGCAAGGCGCCCTGCGGGGCGCTTTTTGCATTTGCCACACAGAACAACACGTTTCTTCGTGATTCCAAAGGCTTGCAGCCGTTCCGATTTCTTCCGTGCAACACCCATGCGACACGGAAATGGCCGGATGTTCGCGGGACGTTCCTTTCGCCAAATCAGATGCCGGACTGCTGGCCAAAGCAAGTTCCCATGGCCAACTTGCTGATGGCCGCGTGTGCACCCGTCAGGTGTTGATCCCTCGGCAGATCCCAAGTGGGGAACAGGCCAGCGACAGCCGCCATGTGGTTTTCCAGTTCACCGATGATCATGGTGATGTTCCAGGTGCCGTTGTATTCGGTGGCCGACCTCCGAAGATCGCCGCACAGCGCCATGACAGCCGCATAGTTGCGCATCGCCTGAAGCTGGCCAACCCCCTTCGTGTCCTCCACCAACAAGGTGAGACCATTTAGAACGGCGCGGATATCCCGCTCCATCATGCTGCCACGGTCCCCACGCCATCCAGCCGCACCGCGACACTGGTGATGCCGTTCCCGGCGGCTTCAGTCGCGATGCCCACGAGGAAGCGCCCGGTACCCGGCACGTTGATGTTCTTGGCCGTATTGTCCCACGCGACCCGGGTGCCGACTGTCAGCACGGCGGCGGTGGCTTTCGGCAGTTGATAGACGCCGGTGGTGGCCAGTTCGACCGGATCGCCCACGGCGGCCGCATAGGCGGCAATGCCGAAGATGTTGCCGATGATCACGCCCTCGCCAGAGACGGTGCCGCCTGCGGGCGCGGACACGGTGATGACGTCGCCTTTCTGAATATGGTTCTTCATGGTCAAAGCCCTTTCGAGGATTGGATGCGGACCACGGCGATGCGTGCCGTGGTCCCGGTGATCTGCCGGTTGAGGTCGCCCAGCGCGGCCGCCATTTCCGCGTCGCTCGCATAGGTGACCCGCTTGCCGTCGTATTCGACGGTGCGGATGCCCTGATAGCGGGCGGCCATCAGGGCGTCGTGCCAGGCGGTGAGTTGGGCGAGGTCGGCCATTACGCGCCTGCGTTCTGGAACCAGCCGCGGTGGTCGATGAAGCCTGCGCCGAAGTCCAGGATCACCCGGATTTCCACGCCGTCCACGTCCCAGCCCGACCGGCTTTCCACCTGGGGCCCCTCGTTGCCCGAGAGGTAGGCGAACTCGAGGCCGTCGATCTCGCCGGGTTCGGCGGTGACATACCAGCGGGTTGCGCTGGACAGGCGAGGTTCGACCACCAGCGACATCGCGCCCGAGAAGGGGTTCACATCGGCGGCGGTTGCGGGCGCGATGGTGGCGAGCCATTTCTCGGCCACGGTTTCCAGCGCGGGCGGGACCAGCAGGTTTTTCGGCGTCACCCGGATGATGCGCCCGTCGATACCTTTCTGGGTGCGCAGCGCCAGCCGAGCGGCGGAAAGCGTGGCATCGGAAATCACAGCGCCGCTCGCCGCCTTGTTGCCGTGATCGACATGGAACAGCGCCTTGGTGTCCGACAGGGTCGGGCCGTTGCCGCTGTTCGCCTCGAGAAGGGTAACGAGGATCCGCGCCTCGGTCTCGGCGGCCCCCTGGCCCATGCGGCGGGCGAGGTCCGAGAAGGCCCCAAGGTCGTCGTTGACCAGCACCTGCCTGGTGATGCCGATCTTCTTGGCCCAGGTCTCGATCTTGTAGGCTTCGCGGGCCTCGGCCATCGTCCCGGCCTTGATCTCGCCGTGCTCGTTCAGCTTTTCCAGCAGCGGGGCCTCGCCAAGCATGATCTTGTTCACCGACCGGAAGTCCCGCGCCGACGTCTGACGGCCAAGACGGCGGATGCCCGAGGGCGCAGCCTGATAGGCATCGCGCAACACCCGGCCCACGGTATTGCCGAGGATGATCGGGAAGTCGGACGTCGTGTGCAGCGCCCGGGTGACCAGGCTGGCGGGCGACAGGGCCATCGTGGACTCGCCGCGCAGGGTCAGCAGTTCCTTGGCCATGTCCACCGGCGTGGCATAGGCATAGCGGCGGGCCGGTTCAGAAAGTTCGTGGCGCGGGTTGATGCGCGCATACAGCGCCTCGCCCATCTGGCGGGCACGCAGGGAGGGGTCGTCCTGGCTCTCGCCCAATTCGATGCGCACTTGTTCGGTGCGGATCGTCGGCGCGCTGCGGGTGGCCAGCGCCTCGAAGGCCGCACGCCGGGCGGTGTCGGCATCGATGGCAGCGTCGATCTGGCCGTCGATCCAGGACTGGTCCAGCCCGGCGATCCGGGCGATGGAGCGGATCTCGGTGTTGATCGAGGCGCGAGTCTGCGCCTCGGGCGGGGAAGGGGTGATGGTGGCGTCGGTCATTATGGTCTCCATGCGAATGCGGGCACCCGGGTCAGCCGGGGTGGGGACAAGGGAAATCTCGTGGGGTGTCCAGCGCACGGCGGTCAGAACCCGCGCACCGTTCTCGGTGGCCTCGGCCCACTCCTCGACCGAATAGCCGACCGAGACGTGCCGCAGGATCCCGGACAGGACGTCCTGCCAGAGCGGTTCCACCTCGGGGCGGGACGAGAAGCGGATCAGCGCCGTGCCGCGCTGACCATCAACCTCGGCGGATTGCACGCTGCCCAGCACATCGCGGACGGCGGATTGGCGGTGCGCATCGAGGACGCTGGCCCCTTGCAGGCGCGACAGGTCCACCGCCTCTGGCGCAAGGCTGAGGCGTTCGACATATTGGCCAGCCATATCGCGGCGGCGCACAGGCGCGCCGGTGGACCAGATCACCTCGACGGTGCGATCATCGCGGTTGGCGCTGGACGGAGCCAGGTCGGCGCGGCGGGTCAGCATTGTGACGGTGTCATTCATTGGGGATGTCCTCCTTGGCGGCAGTCTTCGCCTCGAAGCTCAGGCCCAGCGCATCGGTGCGCGCCTTGTCGGCGGCAATCTCCGCATCGACCTGTTCGGCGTCGTAGCCCCGTTCGGAAATCGCCTGGCGGCGGCTTTTGAGACCGGCATTGATGGCGAGGATCTCGGCCTCGACGTCCTTCTTGGGATCGACGTAGTCGAACTTGGGCGGGAGCCATTCGCAGGCCAGATACGCCGCCGGATCGCGGTCAAAGTCCCGCGCGGGTAGATCGCCAGTCAGCACTGCCAGCCGCACGAAGCGGTCCCAAACCGGGCGGCAGAACAGATGCACGACGACATTGTGCTGCAACTGCTCAACCCGGCGGCGGAACTCGATCAGCCCGGCGCGGATCGAGGAATAGGTAACGCCCTCCAGATCACCGGAAACCAGCTCATATGGCAGGCCCATGCCAGCGGCGACGGCGCGGAGGTGGTTCTTGACGAAGGGTCCATAGGCATCGCTCTCGGTCGGATTGGAAAAACGGATGTCGGTGCCGGGCGGCAGCGGGATCAGACTGCCGGGTTCCATGCCCACGGTCAGCGCGCCGTTGGTATTGGTGCCGGTAAGGCCGCCCGCTGTGCCGTCGGGATCGGTGATGAAGCCGGTGAACAGGGCTGCGACCTTTGCCTTCACCAGTGCGGCATCCTCAAACTGGTCCAACTCGTGCAACCGCAGCAAAACCGGGGCAAGCCAGGTGATCCCGCGCAACTGGCCAGCCGCCAATGGCTTGAACAGGTGCAGGCAATCGGTGGCGGGCAAGCGCAGTGGTTCCAGCCGCAGGGAGGTCAGCGGATCGCCGGGCCGGTCGCGCATCACCCAATAGGCCGTGCGCTGCCCAGCGCCGTTGAATTCAATGCCGGCCCGGATGCGCGCGCCGCCACCGATGTCGCGATGCAGGTCCAGCGGCACCTGGTCGCGGTCCAGCAGGTCGATGTGCAGGGGAACGGCAGCGGCATCGGGCACCACGCGCAGCCGCGCAAAACTCTCTCCGCCCTCAACCATCGCCCGCACAGCCATGGCCTGCAGCCCGTAGAAATCGGCCAGCCCACCGGGATCCACATGATCCGTCCAGCGCAGCCAAAGAACCTGCAGCCGTTCACGCACTGCCCGGTCGGGATGGGTGGACTGAGGCTTGATCCCCGCGCCGACGACATTGCCTACCAGGCTGTCCACCGCCGCCGCGACCCATGGGTTGTTGCGTGCATACCATCCCGCCCGTCGTGCCGCCGTGGTCGCCCCTGCGAGGATCGCCGTGTTCAGCCCATCAACCGTCCGCGCCCCCTCCCAACGCCGACCGCCACCCGAAGCATCAAAGCCGCGCGTGCGTGTGAATCCGAAAAGGCGATGAAGGAGCGTCCGCATGGCGAGGAGTGTCTCATGCGCGGCGTCGTAGAGGTATCAGAGCGGTTGGGAAGGGTCGGGAAAGCTCGGCAGCCGCACGCCCTACCAACACCGACCACCACCTGCAGCGTGAGTAGCCCGTGTGCCGGGGCTGGCAAAGACAGTGGAACAGGTTGCGCATGCCGGGAGACAGGCAAGGGCAGTGCGCGGCAAGCTATTGGGAATGTTCCGGAAGGCCGTAGTCGCAGTCAGCATTTTTCGGCTCTTGTGCCTACTCATCTGAGGCTGATAGCCTGCTCAAAAATGCAACTAGGGGCAGTCATGGTCTTGTACATCGATCAAATCAACAACAGCATTGAAAACGCAATCAAGGAATTGACCGCTCTAGGGGCACCAAAGGAGCTTCTAAAATTTGGTGGCGAAGGCGCAATCCCTGTAAAAGCACCCCGCGCGCCTGGCGATGCGAGATCTGAGTTTCTCGCAAACCGGGCTATGGGCGATTGGGCAGAGGGCCTCTTTGCTTCGTCACTTCAGGCCGCCCTCCCAGATCACACGGTTTCCCACTATGGCGACTCGGATCGGATTGCTGCCGGAGCAGATGGGTTCAAAGAATTTTACCACGCGAGACTGGAAGATGTACGCTTGCGGGGGAAGAGGCCAGACCTGCTCGTGTTCCCTCGCGCAGTCACAAAAAATTCCGATCTTACAGGCCAATCGACTGAAGAACTGACAGACCTTGTCAAGCAGGCTTCGGCCGCCATTGAGGTTCGATCGAGCAAGGTCGAAGCTCTGCACTACATGAAAGTTAAGGCGGATCGGAAAGCGGGCAAAAAGCTAAATGACAAGGACTTTCTCAGCTTTACCGTAAAAATTGAAGACCTGCGCATTGTTCATCGCTGGATCGAGCGACACAACGTCCCGCAGGCGTACGTGCAGGTCTTCTTCGACTCCATTTATGCCCTCAGTGTGCACGAGATATTCTCGATCATTGCCTCTGGAAAAGGTTTTAGACTGGAGAAACCGGATAAGAGCCAAGGCAAGAACACCATCATGATCCCGATCTCTTCAGGTACAAGAATCGATTGCCAAACTGCAATGCCGGACTTTGCTGTAGAGAAGCGCCGGACAGAGTTGGGGCGGCACGATGCCTACGTCGTGCCTACAGGAGGGGCAACGAAAATTGATCAGGCTCTTTTCTGGAAGGCCGTCGCGCCGCAGCCATAGGCAACTTAAGTTGTTGCGCAGCCTCACTTCCGGCAGACAAGACAAGTTCATCTAACTCGTCAAGTTCGCGGTCAGTGAAGTGTGATTTTCGCTGACCGATCATTAGTGCAGTTAGCCTTTCAAGTGTGGCGGATGAGCAGCCACGCAGGTCAGGCACTTTGACGTCGAGCAGGTCACGCGGTTCAACTTTATTGAGGCCGCCACCATAAACGCGCATCTCGCTTTTCATGACACCTTGAACGATGTTGGAGTTCAGCGTAGCGGCAAGGGCGTTAACGAAGTTTGGATCTGTTTGGAGCGGGTAAACGCCATGGAATGCAGTCAGATTTGCCACTCTTGCGGTGTTTACAATAAACCGCATGCACTCCCGACCGAACACCGCTGCCCATATCGGCGCCACATGAATTTTTTCATTTGAGTACCACGGCGCTCTCTTTTGGGTGAGATATCGTTGATGCAAGCCTTGAATTTCCCCTTGCTGAACATATAATTTTTCGGATAGAGAAAGTTCACCCGAGAGGTTTATCAGATGGGTTGGTCGTTTTTTTTTAATTAGTTCGGCGAAACTTTCTATCCCAAAATTAAGCGAGGTGACGTCATTTGCTTTCCCAATGCAAGGAATGAGGCGA